CTCAGGAGGAGACAATTTAACTTACATATTGACGTTGGAGATGATTTTACTTTTTGTAATTGTGTTCCAATGAAAGCTAATGTTATGCTAATTCCTAATCACGTAGTGCCAAAGAAAACAAGTAGTGCAAGGTTAAGTAAACCAGGCGCTCCGCATAAGGAAGTTTATATTCAGCCTGAGTCTGTATATAGAATTCCTGATACTGATTTTGCACTTTGGTATTTGCCCGAATTGGGTGATCAGAAAGATATTACTAATTATCTTCCTAAATTTATTCCACGAGGAAAATGTTTTGAATCATTTCTAATGTACAATAATAATGGTACAATTGAGAGATATGACAAAATGTTAGGATATAGATCTATTTCTAGATCGACGGAAGGAGGTAGTTTTGAGTCTGTCATTTATTCATTTCCAGGGCAAACTTTTAAAGGTTTGTGTATGGCTACTTTAATTTCAACTGAATTGGGATCTATTCCATTTATTGGTGGATTTCACTTGGCTGGAAGTGGCAGTGCCGGAGCTGCGGGTTTCTTAACTAAGGAACAAGTGGAATCCGGTATTACCGAGTTGAATAAGAAAGCAGGAATTATGATTTCTCATAGTGCTACTCCTTTTCAAACTACTCTTTTAGGAGTTAATGTGGGACCTTTATTGGAACCACATGAGAAGGCGGTTGTACATCAGCTTAAACCCGAAGCAAAATGTACTGTTTTTGGTCAACACAATCAGCCAAGAAGTACGCCTTCATCTAGAGTTGTAACAAGTATGATTTCAAGTGCTGTAACAAAGTATTTAGATTTACCAAAAATACATAGTCAACCTTGTGAGATGAAAGATGATAGGCATAAATTAGTTGATATTGAGGGAAAAACCGATACAGCATACAAATTCCAATTAGATTCCTTTAATAAGGCATATGATGATTATTCAGATCAAATTATGAATGGTCTTAATGATAAACATTATGCGAAAATCGGAAAATTGAGTGTTGATGCCATTTTAGCTGGATATGATGGTGTAAAAGGTATCAATTCTATGGAATTTAGTACTGCAGCTGGTTTTCCCTTAAAAGGAACTAAAAGGCAGTTTGTTGAGGAATCTCAACGTTTCGTTGAAGGAATTTCTTGTCCGCGTGATGTAGATGAAGAAATTCTTGATGAAATGAAACGTCTTGAGAAGGAATTGAGTGAAGGGAAAAGGGTGAATACTGTCTTTAAGGCTTCACTTAAGGATGAACCCGTAAAAACTACGAAGAAGAAAGTTCGTGTTTTTGCTGGTTCAAATATGCCATTTACTATGTTAGTGCGTAAATATTATTTGACTCTTTCTGCTTTAATGCAAGATGAGAAAGAATTATTTGAATGCGCTTGTGGTGTAAATGTATATTCTCCTGAATGGGATGCTCTTATGAAACATGTTTTTAAGCATGGCAAGGAGCGTATAATTGCTGGAGATTATAAAGCATTTGATGGCAGAATGTCGCCAAGATTTATGTTGGCTGCATTCAAAATTCTTATTGAAATTGCTATTAAGTCTGGAAATTATGATGATGAAGATATTGCTGTAATGAAAGGTATTGCAGCTGAGATTACGAATCCAACTTATGACCATTTCGGTACTTTGATTCAATTCTTTGGATCAAATCCATCAGGACATCCTTTAACTGTCGTTATTAATTCGATAGTAAATTCTCTTTATATGAGATATTGCTATTACGAGATTGCAAAAGAGGAGAAATGGTGGAAAGTGCCAAAATTCAATAAGATTGTAGCATTGATGACCTACGGTGATGACAATGTAATGTCTGTTGCTAAAGGTTATGATGCTTTTAACCATACTCGAATTGCTAATACTTTGGCAAATGCTGGATTAGAATATACTATGG